GCGCATCTATCTACTGGGGAAGTGGAAGATTGACAATACTGTGTTCGTCAACGCGGTGTGGTTCGAAGATCCTTCCGATCCCCCGGCCCCACCCCCTCCTTCAGGTTCGCTGACGGTGGAGCTGGGCCCGCTCACGCGGCAGACGATTGCCGACGGGCTCAACGCGATCGCGGAGGCCCTGGGGCTATCTTTTAGCCCTGGGGTGCCGACTCCCCCAGAAGAGCCGGCGATCGTCGACCTACGTGGCCAGTTGGCCACCAATCCTAACTCGCCCTGGTATCCCTGGCGAACGCGCACGCTCGAGGAGATCACCCACGTCTTCGTGCACCACAGCGCCGGCGTGCAGACCTCCGACGTGGGGTACGTGCACAACATCGCGCTCTATCACACGGGAGCGACCGGCAAAAACAGACCGGGTATCTGCTACGCGTTCGTCATCGGTGCGGACGGCACGATCTGGCAGACCTCCGATCTCGAGGACGTCGTCTTTGGACAGGGCAGCGTCGACCATCCCGGCGACGAGAATCGCTGGGGCGTTGCGGTCTGCCTGCTGGGGAGTTTCATCGACGGCCGCGAGCCGTCGGCGGCTCAGATCGCGGCCCTCGAGCATCTCATCGGCTACCTGGAGGACGTCGTCCAACGTCCGTTACAAGTCTGGGGACACAAGGACGTCATCGGCACGCAGTGCCCCGGAGACTCGTGGCCTTTCAAACCGGAGTGGGGCAAAGAGCCCGTTGTGCCCCCTCCCCCACCGGCCGGGCCGACGCGCAATGTGCGCGGCGCCCACGGGGCGCCTATCCTCACGCCACCTGAAGACATCGAGGGCCTGGTGGCGCGGCTACAGGCGTTGGGGATCGGCTGGTACAAGTTGCTGGACAATGGTAATCCGCGCAACCTGGATCTGATACGAGCGCTGCGTGTGGCGGGAATCGAGCCGGTGGTGCGCTTGTACCAGGACCGGCAGTTCCCAGAGTGTTTGTCCTCGCGGTTGCGGGACCGGATGCCGGCGCTGGCGGCCGCGGGCGCAACGTACGTCGAGATCGGCAACGAGCCCAATCTCCGGAATGAGTGGGATGGCGTAGATCCCACCTGGCAATCTACAGACCTCGTCGACCTGCTGGCCGACGTCTGGTGGGCCGACGCCCAGGTCGCCCTGGCTGCCGGGCTCAAGCCGGCCATCTATGCCATGGCGCCCACGGAGCGGGACCGGGGGACGCACCCCCGCTACTCCTCCGTGAAATGGTTGTCGGGGATGTTGGAGCGGCTCAAGGCCAAGCACGGACAGGCATTGCGAGGACTGCTGAATGCCGGCGACGTCTGGTTGGCGGTGCACACCGCCGACTTCGGCCGGGATTTCGACTACGATCCCTGGGCCGGGGGAATTGACGATATGTGCCTCCGGGGCTACGAGGTGGCGCGCAAGATGGTGCGTGATCTCTTCCATGTGGAGCCCCTGGTGATCTCGACGGAGGGCGGGGTCTACGCGCCCGGACATCTGCAGGATTTGAGCTGGCCGACCACCTACTCTGAAGGGGAATGGGGGGCGCGGGTGGCGGCGATGTACGACTACGTGCGCCGGCAGACCTCGCTCACGGCGATCTGCTCCTGGACCTTCTCCGACGAGGGCGTTCAGGACGAACGTTGGCTGGGGTGCGGGTGGTACGACCGCCACGGGCAGCCCAGATCACCGGTGGCGGCGTTGCGCCAATAACATCTCTTGTTGGACGTTTTGGGACTCGATAGAGTTTGAATACGCGCGTATTCAAGGGCATAGGGCGAGTGAATAACGGCGGTTAATGTGACGAGACGTATCAGCGTGGCGGATGAGGGGCTGGTCTGGATGACGGCGGAGTGCCGGGAGGCGCTGGCCGGCATCGAGGGCTACGCCTGCCGCAAGAAGCGGGACACGGTCGTCCTGCTGGCCTGCCAGGCCGCCGGCATTCTCAAGGGCCCCAAGGCCGACGTCTTCAAGGACGAGCGGGTCTGCTCTGAATCCGTCTGGTATATGAAGTGGCAGTATTTGGAGGACGTGGCGCACGCGCTCGAGGTCTGCACGGCGGCGGCCCAGACGTGGATGGATGAGGAGACGGCGCTGGCGGAGGCGTTTGCGACGCGCCAGATCCAGCGGGCGATCGCCGAGAGCGCCGACGTGCCCGTCGAGAGCCTGCAGCGCATCGAACGCGACAAATCGGCACGGCCGGGAGACCGGCTGGAGGCGATCCGGATGCACATCGCGCTACTGAATCCCGAACTGGCCGCGCGCCTGAACGCGATCGAGGGCAAGGCCGCGCTGCCCGTGGACGTGCAGGGCATGCCGGCGATCATCATGGATGCGCCGCCGGCGAAGGATGACAAGGATGCGGAGTGAATGCCATACGCTTCACCGATCTCTGCAATTTCCTGGAGCCGCAGTGGGACGCGACCCACACGGCGGATCGTCACAAATACACGCTCTACGGAGGCTCGCGCGGCCCAGGTAAGAGCTACTGGCTGCGCTGGTTCGCGATCTACCGGCTGCTGCGCTGGGCCGGGCAGGGTCTGAGGAATGTTCGCGTAGGTCTCTTCTGCGAGGATTACCCCTCGTTGAAGGACCGGCAGATCAGCAAGATTGCACAGTTCCCGGAGTGGTTGGGCACCTTAAAAACGACAAAAGCGGATGGGCTGGGATTTTATCTCCATCCTCGCTACGGCGGCGGAGGGATTCTCCTCCGCAACCTCGACGATGCGACGAAGTACCAGTCGGTCGAGTTCGCCGGTGTGGGAATCGACGAGCTGACGAAGAATCCGTTTGCGATCCTGGACAGCCTGCGCGGTTCGATGCGCTGGCCGGGGATCAGCGATACGTATTTCGTCGCGGCGACCAATCCCAACGGCAGATATTTCAAATGGGTGCGGACGCTCTTCGTTGAGCGCGATTTCAGCGACAAGCGCTACCAGCACCTGGGACCGATCGCGGACCAGTTCGCCTACGTGCGGGCGCTGCCGGCGCAGAATCCATACCTCGGCCAGGACTACTGGCAGATGCTGGACACGCTGCCCGACGCGCTCCGCCAGGCCTGGCGGGATGGGGACTGGTACGTGAGCGTGGAGGGCCTCGTCTACGCCAAGTTCTCAGAGGAGAACATCACCGACGACGAGCCCGATCCCACCCTCCCCATCGAGATCGCGATCGACGACGGCTACATCGACCCGCGGGCGACGCTCTTCATTCAGCGGCAGCCGACGAGGGTCCTCGTCATCGACGAGCTCTACCACACCAAGCACCTGGAGGAGGAGACCATCCGCAAGATCTTGCGCACGTCGTTCAACCTGGCCAAGCGCCAGGGCGACGAGGACGACGACCGGGAGTGGCCTGATCCCGAGAACAAGATGAGCAACCGGGACCTGGCCAGGGCCCTGCAGGAGATGGGCGTGCGCTTGCCGGAGCTGGCGGCGGTGAGTCACGAGGCAACGGCGCTCCGGAGGCGGCTACGAGAGGCCGACATCCCGGCCCGGAACTGGATGGCACGGAAGGCGGGCGGGAAGACGACCTCGACGCGACTGGAGGCGGTGAAGGCGACACGGGCGCTGATCTGCGACGGGAAGGGCCGGCGACCGATCCAGGTCCACCGGCGCTGCAAAAACCTGCTCGACGAGATCATGAGCGGGTACAGGAACAAGGAAGGTCCGGATGGGTTCGAGGACGAACCGGCCGATGGGAACGATCACGCGGTCCAGGCTCTCGAGGCGTGGATCTGGCTACGAAACGTACGGTAGGAGGTTTCATGGGTAGAGCGACGATCGACGACATACTGAATCAAATGAACGACGGGTGCTCGATCTTCAGGAGCATCGATCTCGACGAGAGCGAGGAGGAGGTCAAGGCGTCCTCTGGTCGGATCTTCGGCATCGTGGTGGCCAATATGGCGGCCTCGCCGCGCTATCTGAAGATCTACGACGCCAAGGCGGCGGACGTGACGGTGGGAACGACGACGCCGGTCGCCACTATCCCGGTGCCGACGCCGGCGACGGCGGATGGAGAGGAGGTGATCATCCCTCTGCCCCTGCAAGGGCTGGCGTTCACCACGGGCATCACTGTCGCGGCGACGACCGGGCTCGCGGACGACGACACCGGCGCGCCCGGTGCCAACGAGGTCATCCTGCACGTCTGGTACAAGTGATCTAATGCAACTCGGACGGGCAGCACTGAAGACGATCCTGGCCCCCTTCCTGGCGGCGGGGTGGCTGGCCGGCGCTGTGGTGCGTCTGGCAGCGCTCTCGAGGGAGGCGCTCGTCGAGGGGTATCGCATGGGGGTGGAACGTGAGTGATTGGCTGGAGCGGATCGAGCGGCGCGCCCGGGCGCGGGCTATCGCACGCGCCGAGCGGAAGGCGCTCTACGATCTGCATCCCGAGCTGCTGGATCGCGAGCCCATCTTGCGCGTGCGCTCTGACGACGTCAACGCGTTCGCGCTCGAGGGCTACCAGCGGGCAGGGAGCGACTACAAGGCCAATGTCTGGTGGCACCGGGCCGTGGAGGTGTTGAGCGACAACTTCTGTGCGGTGCCGGTGCGTGTCATCGACAACGACGATCAGCCGGTCGAGGCGCACCCGATCACGCAGTTGTTGGAGTACGTGAACGACCAGGACTCCCAGGCGGATCTCTGGGCCCGGTGGATGATCGACATGATGCTGGGCGGTGAGGTGGGTCTGGAGTTCGTCCGTCTGGACGACGCGCGCTTCCCGTACGGCGAGATCTGGCCCCGGCAGCCGGACGAGTTCCACGTCCGCGTGGAGCGCAACGGGCGCCGCTACCGACGCATTCGCGGCTACGTGATCGACGACAACAACGGCGAGCCCTTCGAGGTGCCGGCGGACGAGTTCCTGCACTTCAAATTCTACAATCCGCTGGAGCCGTTCCGCGGCCTGGCGCCGCACCAGGCCATCCAGATGGGGATCTCGGCCGACGAGTACGCCAAAGCGTGGGCTCACCAGTTCTTCGCCAGTTCCGCAGCGCTGGACATCGTGATCATGGCGCCGCAGGGGATGACGCCGACGGAGCGCGAGGAGTACGAGGAGAAGTTTAGGGCCCGCTACATGGGCATCCAGAACGCGAAAAACCGGGTAATCGCACTCGAGGACGGCGTCGTCGACATCAAACCGTTTTCCGTGGTCCCCAAGGAGGCTCAGGGGATCGAGGTACGGGAGATGAGCCGGCAGGAGATCTCCGTCGTGTCCGGCGTGCCGGACGAGGTCATGGGGTACGGGAGAGATACGTACGAGAATTTCAGTACGGCGATCAGGGCGCTCTGGACGCTGCGCCTGATCCCGCTGGTGCGGTTCAGAGACTCCGCGATGACGGAGTTTTTCCACCGGACGGGCGCGCTCGAGCCCCGGCAGAAGATCGCGACGGACCTGAGCGGCGTCGAGGTTCTGCGCGACGACGTGGGGCAGAAGATCGACCAGTCCATCAAGCTGATCGAGCACGGGGTGCCGGCAAACCAGGCCTTCGAGGAAGTCGGCCTGGATCTGCGGATCCCCGGCGGCGACGTGGGCTATCTGCCGATCTCCTACGTCCCGGTAGGCTCCTCGCCCTACACGTCCGTCGACGAGGAGCGGCTGGCCGCAGGATCGGCCCGACGCGACAAGACGGTGCCGTTCGGGAGCGTGGAGCACAAGGCCATCTGGACGCGGAAGGCTAGCCGGGTGCAGACCTTCGAGTCGCGCATGAAGCGGCTGCTCAAAAAGGAGTTCCAGCGCCAGCAGGTCGAGGTCAACCGGCGGCTGCGGGACCAGCAGATCCTCGGCCGCGGGAAGCTGCGCGGCGACGTGGACCTCGAGGTGCTGAAATACAGTGCGCAGCAGCTCTTCAGGCCGCAGGAGGAGAAGGAGCGTTTCCGGGTGGAGTTCCTGTCCCTGCTGAGGGAGGCGCTCATCGCCGTGGGTCAGGATGAGATCGAGTCTCTGGGTATCTCGATCGTCTTCGACATCGACCGCCCGGAGGTGCAGGCGGAGGTCGCGGGGATCCTGCGGCAGTTCGCGGAGAAGACGAACGACACGACGTACAACGACCTGGTCGATCTCTTCCAGGAGGCGGAGCGCGAGGGGCTGAGTATTCCCGACATCATGGAGCGCCTATCCGGTTACTGGGAGGGGCGGAAGAGCGAGGCCTCGACGGAGCGGATCGCCCGCACGACGATGACGGCGGTCAACTCCGCCGGCGATGAGGCAGCGTGGGAGCAGAGCAACGTGGTCGAGGGCTCCTACTGGCTGACGAGCCTGGACGGGCGGCAGCGACCGGCGCACGAGGCGGCCCACAACCAGTTCCGGCGCAAGGGCGAGATGTTCCTGGTCGATGGCGAGTACCTGCAGCATCCAGGGGACCCGCAGGGGTCGCCGGGAAACATCATCAACTGCCGGTGCACGCGGAAGCCGAAGGTGCGAGGTGCGTAGTGCCGTTAAGTGAGGTTGTTGGCAATTATCGAGGCGCCGGGGCGTTTGAATACGCGCGTATTCACCGCCTAACGGGTAGGAAAAACGGCGGTTAAGGATGCCGCTACCGGTGCCGTTCACGGGAGAGTCACATGACGACTTCCTGGAGCGCTGTGTCGAGTTCGTACTCGAGCATGGCGAGGCCGAGGATCAAGAGCAGGCGGTGGCCATCTGCGCCACCCAGTGGTCAGTGGGAGGAGAACGTATGGGCAAGCAGGTAAAAGTCATCAAATTCGAGGTGGTGGAGCAGCGGGAGGACGGTGGGCGCATCCGCATCTCCACCGCGGCGTTCGACCGGGATAACGATCGCGTCCTATCGCGCGGCGCCCGGGTCGACAACTACATGAAGAATCCCGTCGTTCAGTGGGGCCACAACTACTTCGAGCCGTGGGCCACCACGGGGCGCACGAACGCGCTGGAGATCGGCGACGGCTACATCGACGCGGATTTCACGCTGCGACCGGCAGCCAACGACAGCGACCCGCAGAACATCATCCGCCTGCTCTGGGCCGGTGGGTGGATCAACGCGGCCTCGATCGGGTTCCAGCCGGACCCCGAGAAGATGGTGGCCAACGACGCGGGCGGGTGGGACTTCGAGGAGTGGGAGCTGCTCGAGTGGAGCCTCGTCCCGGTCCCGGCCAACCAGGAGGCCCTCCGGCTCGCCGTGAAGGGCATGGTGAGCGCGGTTCCCGAGGCGCGGCAGCCCATGCGAGAGGCGACCTACCAGGCGTGCGGCCAGCAGTACCAAGCTAGCGAGACCCTGGCCGCCTACTACCTCGCAGGTCTGGCCCCGGCGCTCTGCGAGTCGTGTAGCGCTGCGCAAGAGGCCAAGCGTGTGGATGTGGAGCAGAAGAACACGTTGACGCGCTCGGGCCGGGCCTGGGTGCGCCGCATGAAGGCCCTGAGCAACGACGGCCGCCGGCAGGATCTTTTCGCGGTCTTCTGCGAGTACCAGGTGGAGGTCGACGAGGACGCCACGACGCTGGAGGTCGTGGGCGGCAACCTGCTCCAGGTGCCCCACCCCAACGCCGGGGAGACGGTCCACGGCAAGGAGGTGCACTTCGTGCCCCCGTTGGCCTACTACAGCGACAAGTGGGGCGACGACGCGCTCTACAGCGCCGGTGGTCCGGCGCTCCCGGATGAGGAGCTCGTCGCTCCCTGGGACGACGAGTACGAGGTGCTGGAGATTTCGGAGGTCCTGCTGGAGATCGAGGTGGAGAACGGCAAGAGCGCGCGGCCGGCGGCCAGGGTGACCAAAAGCTTGCTGGCGCTGCTCGAGAAGAAGGACGACGCTGGCGAGGAGGCCGACGTCGAGGCAGAGGTTGAGGAGGATTCGACCGGCGACCCGCCCGACGTGGCGGCGCCGGATGATCACGAGGAGACCGAAGGCGATCCGGACCCGGGCCCCGGCGACGCGGCAGACACAGGTGACGACGAGGAACTACCGCCGGAGTTGGAGGAGGCGCTGGCCGAGACGCTCGGCTCTGTACTGGAAATCGTAAGCGAAATCACGGAGGAGGAATAGAGAGATGTCTACTGGATTGGAGTTACTGTCTCAGCAGCTCGGTGAGCTGAATGAGACCATCAAAAACTATCACGCGGGCCGCGGCTCGCTGAATGAGGAGGAGGCCGCCCAGGGGTTGCGGGGGATCCTGGAGGGCGCGCAGTTGCTGCGCCACGGAGAGGCGCAGGCCGAACGGGAGAAGGATATCCTGGTCGGGCCTCCGGGCTTCCGCGTTCCCAAGAGTCCCATGATCCTGGAGGGGAAGTTCGCCGGGATGAAGCAGGCCGACCTGCAGTTCGTGAACAACCTGCTGATTGCGGCAGGGCAGTTCACCCAGAAGGTGCGGCCGCCCAGCGAGGCGTTGCAGAAGGCCCTCACGGCCGACGGCGACGGCACCGGCGACCAGCTGGTCCCCACGGCGATGGCGGCCGAGCTCTGGCAGGACTTCTTCCTGGCCTCACGTATCGTCTCCAACCTGCCACGCATCAACATGCCCACCGACCCCTTCGACTACCCCCTTGGCCTGGGTGACGTAACCTGGCGAAAGGGCACTCAGAACACGGTGACGACCGCGTCTGATCCTGCGACCGCCAAGAGCACATTGACCAGCACCGAGCTGGTGGCGGAGATCAACTGGAGCTACAACCTCGACGAGGACGCCATTGTGGCCGTGCTGCCGGCCCTGCGCCAGCGGCTGGCCATCAGCGGTCCCGAGGCCATGGACGCTTTCGTGCTCAACGCCGACGCGACCAACGCCGGCACCGGCAACATCAACCTGGACGACGCAGATCCGGCGGATGACAAATACTACCTGAGCAACGGGCAGGACGGTATCCGCCACCAGTGGCTGGTGGACAACAGCGACATGGGCATCGATGCCGGCGGGGACGCTCTGACGGACTCCGACATCCTCGGCGCCCTGGCCCTGATGGGCAAATACGCCGTGGTTCCCGAACGGCTGGCGATGATCACCGACATCTACACCTACATCAAGGGGCTCATGGGCCTCGACGGGGTCCAGACGCTGGACAAGTACGGTCCGATGGCCGTCCTGCTGACCGGCGAGCTGGCCCGCTACCGCGGTATCCCCATCGTCCCCTCCGCCTCCGCTCCCAAGACCGAGGCCGACGGTAAGGTCAGCACAACTTCGGGAAACAACACCCTGGGGCAGCTGTCCATCGCCCATCGAGACATGTGGGGCGTGGGCTTCCGCCGCGAGATGCTGATCGAGGTCGACCGCGATATTCAGAAGCGGTCCCTGATCATGGTCGTCTCCTTCCGGATCGCGACCGCGTCACACGGCACCCGCGCCAGCAACGAGCACACCAGCGGAGTGTACAACATCTCCCTGAGCTGAGCGGTTTTTGGTTCGCGTTAACGGGGGCGGGCAGAGTTTCCCTCCTTTGCTCACCCGCTCCCGTTAGCATCAAAACGAGGGGATAGGAGCATACGATGAAGGGCAACTATACGAGACTGGCCTGGGTGGCGCTGGTTCTGGCGCTGGCCCTGGGATTGGCAGCCTGTCAGGGTGAGGAGCGCGCAGTGCGGGAGCGCATCGCGATCGACGCCCGCTCGGACAGCTATTTCTACAACGGCGCCGACCTGATATTCTACTCGGACGATCACTCCACGGACACTATCACACTGGACGGCGGCGAGGGTAGCATCGAACTATCCACCCTAACGCTCTCCGGTGATCTCACCGCAGCGACGGCGGCAATCGGCGGCGGCTACGGTGACACGGGAGCGTCTATCAGCGCCGCGGGCGTGGGGCAGTTCAATGGCGCGCTGACGGTCGATGGTGCCAGCACGCTGACCGGTGCAGTCTCCGCGCCCGGTGGTATGACCGGTGATGTGACCGGCGCGCTGACTCTCGCCACTGATGATTTTGTGACCCTGACGCCTGGGACATCGATTACCGTGACCAATGGCGCGGCGTTCACGCCGACGGCAACGTATCAGCCCGTCGTGGCGGCGGGCGAGGTGACGCCGACGATCACGGCAGGGGCCACGGCTGGACGGCTGGTAGTGCTCACGAATACCGGGACAAACGTCATTAACCTGGCAGACTCGGGCACTCTTATGCTGAGCGCGGCCGCGGCACTCGGCCAATACGACTCGCTGACAATCGTCAGCGATGGCACGAACTGGATCGAGATCTCGCGGAGTGACAATTAGGTGCGCATTCTGGCGTTGACGGCGACCCGCTATCTGCGGGCTACGTTGGAGGTGGTCGGCGACGAGGCGGAGTTCCTCGTCGCCCCGCCTCTCGGCGCGGCCGAGATCAAGGCGCCACTCCTGGAAGGCTACGACGTCCTCTACATCGACCTCCACGGCATCCCCAGCAACCGCTATCTCTGGGCCGATCCGGAGCAGATCTGGCCGGCGCTGGGCCTGGACGCAGTCCGGGAGGCGGACCTGCAGGGGGTGACGGTCGTCGCCACGACGTGCTGGCTGGATGAGACGCCCTTCCCGGAGGCCTTCGGGCAGTCCGGGGCCCAGGTGGTTGGGGGCGGCGGGCCGAACGTGGGCAGCCAGGGCGGCCGCGGGATGCTGATCGGAGCGCAGCTGCTGGCCAGGGAGTTGCTGGTCGGGCTACGTGCCGGCGAGGACGTCGCCGCGGCACTGGATGGAGCGCGCCGGGTCCTAGCCCGGAGCGTGTGGCGTTTGATCAACCGCCGGGCCGTCGATGACGCCCTGGCGTTCAGGGTTCTAACAGGAGGATCAGGTGAAACTCAAAGTCACGGCTGATTACGTCAACGGTGCCCGCGGGATCGGTTTCCGCGCGGGGCAGGAGATTGAGGTACCCGAGGTCTTCGGGCGATGGTTGCAGTCTGACGCCCCGGAGGTCTTCGAGGTGGTCGGGGAGGACGAGGGGTTGCCCGACAAGCCGCCCGCGGACAAAGCGGTGAAGCGCTCGAGCACGCGGCGCAAGAGCAAGGGCAAGAGCCAGTAGGCGATGCCGAACCTCTACGCGACCGTCGCCGAGTTGAAGCAGCAGCTCCACGATCAGTGGACCTACACGGCCGCCACATTGTCCTTCGACGCGGGGACGAAGAAGATCACGGACACGGCCTACGGTCTGAGGCGCTTCGAGGACTCGGATCTGATCCAGATCTCGGGCAGCGCCAACAACGACGGCTACTACACCGTCGCCACGGGCAGCACGGCTGGCGAGATCGTGGTCAGCGAGGCGCTGGTCGACGAGAGCGCGGGGGCGAGCGTGACGCTCGCGCGCCGCAACATCCAACTCCACGACGACACCCTCGAGGACGTGCTCAACGACGTCTCCCGCTGGATCGACGACTACTGTCGCCGGCGGTTCTACATGGCCGAGGAGACGCGCTACTTCACGGCGTTCAAGGACGACGTGGTCTACATCGACGACCTGGTCTCCATCACGTCCCTGGCGACGGATCCCAGCGGCGACGGGAGTTTCTCCCGCATCTGGGCGGCGACGGACTACGATCTGGAGCCCTACAACGCGGCCGCGGACGAGCAGCCCTACACGGCGATCCGGCGCGCTTACAACGGGAACTACCGGTTCACGGTGTACCCGGGCGTCAAGAGGAACGTGAAGGTGACGGGGAGTTTCGGCTACTGGTCGAGCGTGCCGGGGCGGGTGCGGCGCGCCACCCTGCTCCAGGCGGCGCGGATCTACAAGCGGGGCGATGCCCCGTTCGGGATCGTGGGCAGCCAGGGGATGGGGCAGCTGCGCACGATCGACGAGCTGGACCCCGACGTCATGGCGCTGTTGAAGCGCTACCGGAGGATACGGCTATGAGTATGGATCTCGAGGGCGGCGACGATCTGCGCCGCAAACTGGAGCCGGTGACCCTGCTGGGCGGGCCGCTGTACGACTTCCACGACCGCAGCACACGGTTCCTGCAGGGGGAAATCCGGGTGAGGATGATGACCTCGTGGCACGACCGGGGCCAGGCGGCTCAGGACGTGACCACGCGCATCGAATCTGCCTCCCTGCCGCTGTGGTCGATGGTCGGTGGGAACGATCCCAAGCTGCGCTGGGGGGAGTACGGGACCGGGTTGCTCTCTGAGGACCCGAAGAGCAACAAGAAGCGCCACTTCCCGCCGCCGGGGGCTTTGCAGATGTGGGCACGCCGCCACGGCTTCAAGGACGATCCGCCACCCAAGTCGGGCCGGCCCCTGAACATCTGGCGGACGGCCGGCGGGAAGGTGGCCAAGGCCATCGGCAAGCGAGGCGGGATCGAGCCCCGCCGCTTCATGCGCGAGACCTTCGCCGAGGCCCCCACTCACGTCCGCAAGTTCCTGCAGATCCTGGCTCAGGACATCGAGGCGCTATGGGCACGATAGGCGATGCGATCAACACGCTACAGTCTAACATGCGCGGCGTGGAGGGGATGCGGGCCGCGCCCGCGGATCCCCCGGAGAATTTCGCGGCCTTCCCCATCTCCGTAGCCTACCCGGGGACGGGGACGCTGACGATCGGCGACCCGGCGGGCATGTACAAGGGCGTGCTGAACCTCATGCTCGAGGTCCACGTGACGCGCAAGGATCTGCCGTTCGACTACCGCAAGATCGTGGTGCTCTTCGAGCGGATCGCCCAGAAGCTGGCCGACGACCCCACCCTGGGGAGCAACGGCACGCTGGCGGGGCCGATCACGGTCACATTCCAACGTCTGGGCTGGGGCGAGATGGACACGATCGGCTGGCTGTTCGCGGTCCCGTTCAAAGTGCAGAATTAGCGGCGAAATCATAACGGACATTTTTTAGAGCCTTAACAGGGCCGCCGGCGGCCTCTACAGGGGCTGCCGATGGCGATAAATGACCAACAAGGACCATTAACGGAGGTGGGATATGTGGAGATACGTGGGCGACGGAGCGTTCGTGCCGGGGATCCCGGCGCGTGACCTGAGCGACGAAGAGGCCCAGGGCCTGGGCCGGCGGACGATCCGGGCCTGCGGTCTCTACAAGTTCGAGGCGGGCGACGTCGAGGAGACGCCGGCCGAGGAGGAGGTGACGGATGGGCAGTAAGGCGCTACGCAAACTACAGTTCGGACGGGAGAGCACCGCCGGGACGGCGGTCGCCGCGACCGATATCTGGCGCGGGGAGGGCGAACTCGAGGATCCCCGTGAGGTGCAGTTCGTCCAGGAGGACGTGGGGCTCCTGGTGCCGACGGACCGCTCCTACATCCCCCGTTTCGGGGCGCGGATCGGGCTGGTGGAGGTGGAGGCGACTTTCGAGCAGATCTGCCACATCCTGGAGATGGCCATCAAGACGGCGACGGCCTCGCAGGACGGGGCCGGCAGTCTCTACATCTACGACTACGCGCTGCCCACGACGGCCAAGCCGACGATCAAAACCTACACGTTCGAGTTCGGCGACGACGACGATGTGGAGGAGGCCGAGTACGTCTTCTGTGAGAGTTTCTCCCTGACCGGGCGCGCCGGCGAGGCGGTCCGGATGAGCGCCTCGCTCATGGGACGCCAGGTGGTGCAGTCGGCGTTCACGGCCGCACTCACGCTGGATGCGGTCGACGAGATGCTTTTCGGCAACTCCAAGCTCTACATCGACGCCGTGGGCGACGGTTTTGGGTCGACGCTGGTGAGCGACACGCTCCTGGCATTCACGCTCAACTGGAACACCGGCATCCGCGCCCGGTACGGCGACGGCGGCCAGCTCTACTTCGACCGGCTGATCTACGACCGGCCGGAGGTGACGCTCGACCTGACGTTCGAGCACAATGCGAGCGCGGTGAGCGAGAAGTCGGCCTGGCGCAACGAGACAGCCCGCGCCGTCCGGTGGCTGGTCGAGGGACCGGACGCCGCGAGCGCCGGCACGACGTACTCGAAGAAGACGATGTTCCTGGACCTGGCGGGCAAGTGGACGCGGTTCTCCACGTTGGGCGAGGACGACGGCAACAACACCGTCGACGCCACGCTGGCGGGCAGGTACAACGGCACGCTGGGCGAGATGGGCGGGATTACGGTCGTCAACGAGTTGAGTTCTTTGTAGGTAGCGGTCAGCAGGCTGGCCCCTCCTACGGAGGTCCGGCTATGCCGGACTACGGGCCAGCACCTACGGACTACGGGCGGACACCTACGGATACCTACGGCCACTAAGGAGGCTACGATGTCGAATCTGCAGTCTGTGATTACGAGCAACGCACACCGCACGCGGCGTCTGGAGTTGAGCGAGTTCCACGAGGACCTGGACGGCTCCTACATCGACGTGTGGTTGAATCTCAGCGACGACTTCCTGGAGCGTTGGAACGCCTACCAGGAGGAGATCGCGGCGCAGCGCGAGTGGTTCACGACGCTGGCGGTCGAGGAGCGCACGCCCGAGGAGGAGCAGGCACTCCTCGAGGAGATCGAGCGCCGGCGTGACGCGATCACCCGGCAGGGGTTCCCGCTCTGGGCGGGGCTCTGGCGCTGCGAGCCGGAGGTGGTCGAGGGGCTGTGGAAGGCCGACAAAGCGGTCTTTACCTGGGCCACGAAGCGGACGTGGGAGATCATCGGCGACTACCGCGCGGGGCGGGCAAAAAAAGGAAGTTGCTGACCGCTGCCGTCAGCGAGTGGGTGCGCAAGAGGCAGTGGTCGTTCCCGCGTGATTCGATCCGGGCGCGCGCATCCACGGCCCGCTACCTCAACAATTTGAATGGGTGCACGGTGTTCCACGCCTGGAACATCGGGCAGATCCCGGCCGACGATCTGGAGGATATAGATCTGATGATCCGCTGGGAGAAGACGATCCGCGAGGACATGGAGGACAAGTGACCGAACTGGATCTCCGCATCCGGCTGCAGTTCAAGGACGACGCGAGCCGCGGCATGGAGGCCGTGGTCGACGACGTCGACGACCTGCAGAAGGCGGTCCGCCAGGCCGACGGGACCATGAATGCGTTCGGCGGCCAGACGGATTACGTCTACAAGACGGTCCGGCAGGCCGACGGCGCCATCTCACAGGTGCGGACGGGCTTCACGCAGCTGACGCCGGCGATGATGGACGCCGACAAGATCGGCCGGGATCTGGGCTTTACGTTGCAGACGGACCGCGACGCGCTCAACGAGATGGGCGACGCCGCGGAGGATGCCGGCGACAGTACCGGCCTGCTGGAGAATGCGATCGAGATGGCCAAGACGGCCCTGATCGCGTTTGCGGGCCGGGAGTTGGTGCGGACGGTAGCGGAGTTGGGACGCCTGGGCGCGGAGGCGCAGCGCTCGGAGACGGCCTTCCAGAACATCAGCGGCGGGGCGCTGGCCGCGAGCGACAACCTCGAGGCGATGCGGACCGCCACGCGCGGCGCGCTCTCGGACATCGACGCGATGTCGGCGGCCAACCAGCTGATGCAGATGGGGCTGGTGAGCAACGCCGACGAGCTGGAGGAGGTCACCACGGCGGCCGTGAGGCTGGGCACGGCCATGGGCCGGACGGCCAACGAGTCGATATCCGAGTTCGCAGCCCTCCTGGCGAACCAATCCCTACCCCGTTTGGACACGTTTGGCATCTCCTCGGGCAAAGTACGGTCGCGCATCCTGGAGTTGCAGGCGGCGACGGAGGGGCTGAGCCGCGAGCAGGCATTCAACATCGCCGTGATGGAGGAGGCGGAGCGGGCGATGGGGCGCCTGGGCGACGCCCAGGAGGACCAACTGCTGGTCATCGAGCGCAATCAGGCGGCTTGGAAGAACCTCAAGGTGGAGGTGGGGCAGGTCTACAGCGAGTTCATCGCGCTGGGCGGCTTCATGCCCACGTTCCTGCAGGATCTGGCCGACAACGTGCGCCTGGCGCGCGAGGCCGGCGCGAACTTCAGCGACCTGGGCACGAATCTGGTCATCTTCGCCGATGCTCTGGGCATCACCATTCCGACGATGGATCGTCTGCGACAGCAGCAGGAGCAGCTACGGCAGGAGCAGGAGCGCATCAACGCGGCGACCGCCCTGGGCGAAGGCCAGATGCGCGACTACGCCGAGATGGCGGGCGAGGTTGGCCCGCGGCTGGCAAGTTCCATGGCGGCCTCGGACCAGGCGGTCAACGACCTCAACGCGAGCATGACGGAGTTGCAGGGGAAGTCCGAGGAGGCCCAGAAGCAGATCATTTTCGGCTTCGTGCAGATGGCGGCCGCGGCGGACGGGGTGATCACCGAGGACGAGCTCGACGTGATGCAGGGGCTGGCTCACGAGTGGGGTCTGATCGACGATGCGGCGGTGGAGGCGCTGAACTCGGCGCGCGGGGCCATCGACAATGTCAACAGCGGGCTGTATGGCACAGAGGAGGCCATCCGGGCCGTCGATGGCGCCTTCCGCGGCCTCCCCACCGAGCACTCCATGCGCATCCACGTGGACGTGGACGACATCAATCTGCCCGGCTGGTCGGTTCCCGGCTCCGTCGATATCGGGGACCGGGCGCCGCTGCCCGGCGCCGGCACGCCGTTCAGCCTGGGCGACGAGCGCGAGCGGGGACGCGCGCCGACACCCAATGCCGGCGGCGCGATCCCCCAGGCCGAGGGCGGGGACTGGATCGTCCGCCGGCCGACGCTGTTCCTCGCCGGTGAGGGCGCGATGCCGGAGCGGGCGACGTTCACCCCGTTGCACAATGGCAGCGGGATGGAGGCCGCCGGCAGCGGCGGGGACGTGTACCAGCTCAATATGACGACGATGGCGCCCCTGGACGCGAGTAGTGTCCTGGAGGGCTTCGAGATGCTGCAGACGTTGCGAGGAGGACTACGATAATGGCGATCACGCGCACTCTCTACGGTCCGGACGGCCGCTCTCTCTCCCTGGATGCGGCGAAGTACAACGTGACCCGCTCGGCGCTCGAGGGGCACCCGCCCGTACGCCACATTGAACGCGCGATCCCGCTGGGGGACGGCGCCGTGATGGAGGATCTCTTCGCCGATCCGGTGACAATCACGATCACCGCGAAACTCCTGGCCTCTACCCGGGACGGGCTGACGGCGCGCCACGCGGCGATCAACTCGCTGCTGCGGCTCAATCGCCGCCGGGCGCGGGCCGAGTACTGGCGGTACGTGGAGACCTCCTACTCGGGCAATGCCGCGGAGTTGCGCTGCTACCCCGCGGGCAAACTCTCGCAGCCGCGGGAGGGCTTCAACCAGGAGATCGGGCTGCAGCTGCGGGCGACGGACCCGTTCTGGTACGCACAGAGCGAGGAGGAGATCGACATCGCGTTCACGCAGACGCTGACCACGCGCCACATCGTCGGGAAGGTGGACGGCGAGTGGACGGAGCTGGGGCCGCCGGCGGCGGGGGTGACGGCGAGCGGCGGTGGCAGCGTCGTGGAGGATCTATTTTACGACGCTGCCACGAACCGGCTCTACGTGGTAGGCGACTTCACGAACTGGGACGGCACGGCGGCCAACGATTATTTCGTCTACTACGACTTTGACACCGAGGCGTGGGCGACATTGGGAACGCCGAGCGTCGGCTCGATCTATCCGGTCACGGTATACGTCAGCCCCGACGGCGAGATCCACGTGGGCGGCTCCTTCACCAATTTCGCAGGGGTCGCCGCGGCGGATAACTACGCCTATTGGGACGGCTCGGCGTGGGCGGCGCGCGGCACGGGTCCCGGCGGTACGGTGCAGGCGATCGCTATGGAGCCTGACTCCGGTACGATCTACGTGGGTGGATCGTTTTCAGGAACGGGCTGCAAATACTGGTCTGGTTCGGCATGGACGAATGCCGGATCGTCGGGGATGACTATCAGGGCGATGGCCTTCGCGCCGGACGGCACGCTCTACGCCGTGGGGACGTCATCGAGTTATGCGGTCCTCAAGTCGTATGACGGCTCCACGTGGACGACGCTGGCGACGGCCGACACCCTCTCGAGTTTCGCGTTCGATATGGTCCTGTTGGACGACGGGCGGATTATCGTCGTCGGCTCAAATCTGGATCCTGTGGACGGCGAGAATCTCTATCCGACGGGGGACGGCGTCTTCCTATGGAATGGGTACGCGGCCTACGGACTCGACACCGGATTGATCTATGGGCCAGGCAACGGGCAGGCGGAACAGGTTGCGCGGGACGATGATGGTACGGTATACGTGGTCGGCTATTTCGACGAGGCGGGGGGGCTGGATACGATCGGCGGCTACGCGCGATGGAACGGCTTCACCTGGGCCCACGTCCCCATCGGGCTGCCGGCGGCGCTCGCCAGCGGTCTGGTCTCGGCCGTCGAGGCGAACAACGGCAACGTTTACTTCGGTCTGAATACGGCCGGCGACTTGACCGCCGCGGCGGCGACGACGGTCTCTAACCGCGGCAGCGCGGACGTCAGCCCGGTGTTCGTGATCGAGGGGCCCGCCACCTTACAGAGTATCGCCAACGCGACCTCGGGACAGGAGATGCTTTTCAACCTTTACGTCAACGAGGGCGAGACGGTGACCATCGACACGCGCCCGGGCCGGCGCTCGGTGGTGAGCGACTGGCGCGGGCGTCTCGAGGCGCTGCCCGGCGGGGACGACGACGGCTTTGTCCTCCGCCCGGGCGACAACCTCATCACCGCCTATGCCGAGGATACGACCAGCGATACGGCGATCACGTGCAAGTTCACGCCGCGTTGGTACTCGTGGACGGAGGCGGTGCGCAACCTGGTGCACGAGGTCGCCGACGACGACCTGGCCGCCGTCTTCGGGCCGGTGTGGGACATCTTCTCGCGCGGCGGGACCTACTACGCGCGGAGCCGGATCTCACCGAACGACCGCGAGGCCACGGTCGCCGGTGGGTGGCGGGAGGAGGACGATGCCGCGGGTCTGACGCTGATCCGCGCGGCGACGAACCTGGTCACCAATCCGAATTTCGAGACGGACACGACGGGGTGGGGCACGGCGGGGTCAAATACGATCGAGCGGACTGCGGCTCGATCGTTGTATGGCTCGTATGCTCTGAAGTGCACCTACGCCGACGTCAACACGCTCGTATTTTACACGGCAACGTTGACGGTGGCGGATTACGTGTTTTCTGCCTGGGTATGGGTGCCCAACACTTGGGACGGCGGCAACATTTATATTTCGGCGGGTGGGCTATCGGGTAGCACGGACGTCGTATTGGCTCAGTGGAGCACTGGAGACCCGACTGGGGCCTGGACGTACGTAGCTACTCGCATCACGCCAGATGCGGGCGACCTCACGGGTGGTATTTGGATACGCTTTTCCTCAGCGCCCACGGCGGGGCGGCATATTTATGTTGATGGCGCACTCCTGATAAATGCCGCCTATCCCATCCCGTCATTCGACGGCGATACGCCCGGCGCGACGTGGAGCGGGACGGCCCATAACTCCACCTCGTCCATCGCAACCGGGGGATCGTGCAGCCTGACGAATCCACTGAGTGTGAGCGCCGGCGCGGTCGGTATCTGGTACACGCCGGCGGCGGACCAGGACGGGCCGACGCGGTATTTATTCAGCGAGGGCTCCATAGAGGCCTATTTCAACGCCGCCGACAACAAATTCTATCTGACGGACGGCACGAACACGATCAGCACCGCGGCGCAGACGTTCAGTGCGGACGAGGAGATTTTCCTGGCGTTTGTGTGGGCTTCCTCGCGGCTGGAGATCTACGTCGATGGCGCGAGCGCGGCCTCGGGGACGAGTTTCACGGCGCCGACGATTGGGGCGACGCTCTACATCGGCACGGATTCCTTGAGCGCGAATCAGTGCGACGGAGCGCTGCGGCAGTGGTTCGCGACGACCCGCGCGCTCTCCGACGACGAGGTGGCGGCGATCTACGCGGAGGACGTGGTGCCATGACGACGGGCACGCGCTACAGCATCGACCTGCTGCATCCCGCGCGCGACGAGACGCTCCTGACGCTGGACGATTTCGAGGTGCTCGACGTGGCCCAACGGGAGAACGAGGTGGGCGCCTGGCGGCTCGATCTGCCGTGGGAGGTGGCGGTCGGGACGGCGGGCGAGCGACAGCGGTTGACCTTCTCGTTTCTCGACGCGCTCCTGGATGCGCGTGTCGTGGTGTGGCGCCGGCCCGTCGGCGGTCACAAGGCGATCCAGTGCGCGGGCTTCGTGCGCTACTGGAAGCCGTACGTGAGTGGCCCACAGCGCTTCATCACGCTGCAGGGCCCGGACTACAACGATATCCTGGCGCGCCGGCTGATCGCGGCCGCGGCGGGGGCCGCGGGCTCCGACAAGAGCGGCGCGACCGATACGGTGATGAGGGCCTACGTCGACGAGAACCTGGGTTCCTCGGCGGCCGCGGCGCGGGATATGACGGACTACGGTTTCAGTGTGGCGGCCGCGGCGGGTACGGGCACGACGATCTCAAAGTCGGCCTCCTACCGCGGGCTGCTCCCCACCCTGCAGGAGCTGCACGAGCAGAGCCGCAACACGATGTCGACGGCGGTCTGGTTCGGCGTCGTGCCGACCGGAACAGGCTGGGAGATGGAGTTCCGCATGAAGGCCGCCAGGTGGGGACAGGATCACCGCAGCCAGGTGGGGACCGCCCCGCCCGTCGTGTTTTCCCTACAGAACAAGAACATGGTCAATCCCAGCCTGAGCAACGACTACCGCGACGAGATCACCCTGGCGTACGGCCGCGGCCGCGGCGAGGGCGAGGAGCGCGATCCGGCGACGACGGCCACGGACAGCACGCGGCGCAACCGCAGCGCGCTGAATCGTCGCGAGGCATATTTCGACGGGCGAAGCTACGAGAAGGGCAGCACGGCGCTCGAGCGCGCGACCCGCGAGGTCCTCGAGGGCGGACGCCCTCTGCGCCAGCTCCTCTTCGACGTGCAGGACACGGATGCCTGCATTTTCGGGCGCCACTGGGGCTTCGGCGATCAGGTGACCGCCCAGTTCATGGAGTACCGCGCCGACATGCGGGTCACCGCGTACCGGATCAGGGTGCAGGGCAACGAGGAGCGGATACAGGCGTCGCTCGAGGAGGATTGATGGAGGATCTACTGCGGATCGGCAAAGTAGCCCGGAGCGCCTCACGGGCAGCGGAGAAGGTGCAGAGCCACGACGGCGGGGTGGCCATCTCCACGGCGAACGTGAGCAATCCACCGACGGATGCCCAGCTGACGGCGGAGTTCGGGACGGTGCCGGCGGGCTTCGTGCGCCTCCTGGACGACGCGGGCGCCGGCTCCAACGTCTACCTGGTGGGCTACGACGGGACAAACTGGTGGTACGTGGCGCTGACGCAAGCGCCGTGAGGGCCGCTAAGCCTCCTTGTTGGACGTTTTCACCCCTCCCGACACGCCTTACGACCGGTTTCCAGGCCTCCAAGGAGACTGAAAAACGTCCGTTATGGTAGGGGGTGCTACCCCCCTCCCCTGCCTGACCGACGATCTCCGCAGACCGACGCGCTATGGCTGCCCCTGTGAGCCGTGGCGCGTTTTTGCGTCTCTATAGAACAGATATGCTATTGCGGCAGGAAGGCGCCTTGTAGGCCCGTAGAATGGATGTTCTAAGGGCTCGCTATCGTCAGTGGCGGCCGAGTTTCCAGTTGGCCACGGGAGAGGCGCCCTGGTG